TTACTGTTTTGCATGGGACTTTCCCGCCTTTCTGTCCAACACTTCGGATAAGTTGGACACATTGCTTTGCGTGAGCTTGGCAAAGCCGCTGTCCGCGAGACGCGCGCGGTTGGCCTTTTTGACGTAGATGGCGGCCGTCTTGGTGTCCTTGTGGGCGAGGTAGGAAGCGATTTCCCACTCCGTCGCGCCAGCATCCGCCAAGCGGGTCGCGCCAGCCTTCCGGAGGCCGTGCAGCGCCCCCGGAACATTCGCTTCTGCGCAACGGTCTCGGAACCAGTTGCCTAGCGATTCGGGCGTATAGCCCACCGGCCGCTTGTCCTGCGTGATGAAGAGCATTTGCCCATCCGGCCAGTTCGCTAGGGCGGTCTCCAATTCAAGGGCCAGCTCGGGCAAGATCGGCAGATCGGCCGCGACTGCGGTCTTGCCGCGCCGATAGGCTATTCGCCCTGCCTTCACATGCTGGCGGCCCACTCGCGCCAGATCCTGACGCGCCATACCTGTATTGAGCGCCAGCAGGATCACCAGACGGGCCTTCGTGCCCGGCCCGTGGCGGTCGAGGAACCGTTCAACCTCTTCCTCGGTCCATGTGTGATAGCCGTCCGGATTGGTCTTGAGCTTCTCCGCAAACTTCGCCGGGTTCGGGCCTTTGTAGCCGAGCTTCTTGGATGCGAAGTTGAAGAGCATCGACATGTTCTTCTTGACGGTGTTGGCCGCAGTGGGACCGGCCTTCTTCGTCATGATCGCTTCGACGTGTCGAACCTCCAGCCGAGCGAAGTGATACTTGCCGGCCTGCTCGCGCAGCCAGTCCAGCTCGTGGCGGATCGTGCGCTTGCGACTGTCCGATAGGTTCTGGAAGCGCAGGCTGCCCAGATAGTGCTCGATCAACCAAGAGAGTGTGCCCTCAATTGCCGTCGAGGCTCTTGGCGCCTTGGCATGGTTCAGCGCCGCCTCGTATGCAGCAACAAACTCACCAGAGCCCCAAGGCCCAGGAAGGTTGCAGCGGAAGCCGTCCTTTTCGAACTTCCAGTAGATACGTCCCTTGACCACGTTCCGGCGCACATAGGGATATTTGCCGCGCACACGCTTCATCGAAACAGCTCGTCCGGATCGGGGCCCAGCGTTGCCGCATCCATGTGCCCGACCACGACCTCTTGCGAGCCATCCGGTCGGGCGATGATCCGCCACGACTTGATGCCGGCGGCCTGCATCGCCTTTGCGACCCGGGTCAGCTCGACTTGCTTGATGAGGGCAGGGCGGGCGGCCATTCAGTGTTGCTCCTCAAAGTCGGGGCAAAGCAGCACATAAACGCTCAGCATTTCCACCGACGCGACCCCCCTGGATCGCCGGATGCCAAAGAGGTGCGCTCGTTCGAACGCCTTTTCTTCTTCGGATCTGTCGGTGTTCCGGAAGTAGATATGGCCTCCCTTGTGCTCGATGGTTGCCGACCCGGCGTTCTCCTGAATTTCAAAATATGGGGCAGCGCCGAAGGGATCCTCCGACAATTGGGCCCCGAAGATGTTTGTGAGCACCTGCTCCAGCGAAACGCCCTCTACAACTCCCAGCACGCTCGGATGGGAGCCGCTGGATCGGTCAGGCTGATAAGTGAGTTTTGCGAACCGCCTTACAGCTTCGACGCAACGCGAGGGCATGTCGGTCGCCAGAAGGGCTATTGTTATTCTTGCGGCATCCAGCGGCGTCATGTCCGGCGCGTTCACGCCTCGCGCGCCCGTGGTCAGCAGACCAGCTTCCCGAAGGAAGCGAGCATAGACCGTAACGGTCTTCTCTTCGACGCGGTAGCTTTGGGAGACCGCTTTGATGAACGCACCTGATTTCATGCTATCTGCATAACGCGCACTAAAGTGTTGCGCAAGCACTATCTGCGCGTTATGCATTAGCCAAACAGGAGAGCGCTGATGCCCGACAATCATGATGTTCGACCCGTCTTCGTCCGCTGCTTCGTCTCGAACCCTGGGGGAGCCTACGATCCGGCCCCGCTGCACGATCTGGATCACAAGTGCTTTTCGCCCCCGATGGTTGGCGACATGATCCGTGTGGCTTGGCACCCGAATCCTAAGGTTTACCGGGTGACGCAGCGCGTCTTCGGTGTCGGCACGGCCGACGACCTCAGCACCCTCGCACTTTTGGTTCAAGAGGTTGACCCAAGCGAAGTGCCGGAGGTCTGAGTCCCGCAACCAAGCGCTTGAGATGGCTCTGCGGATCCTCTCAAGCAGCCTTGAGCATCGTGCGGGCTTCCTTCCAGACCAGATCATCGACGCTCCCAGCGTCGAACAGGCCAAAGTGGGAAGCCACTGCAACTTTGACCACGATGTCGAGCGCGCACTGGCTAGGGGTGCCTTCAAGCGTCCGCTCTAAGGCGTAAAGCTCGTCGATCGCTGCATTGATGACTTCCTCCGGAACGTCGCCTGGAAGCTCCTCGATCCGCGCATCAAGCGCCTCATACCGGCGGAACAGCCTCAGAACCGGGGTCTCTCGCGGCGCCGCCTCGGCAGTGGCGGGGAAGACAGCAAGCGCCAGCGGAGAAGATAGCAAGGTGCGGCGGTTCAGGCTGGAAGAAGGCACCCTAGGGGTGCTATGGCAAAAAGCAGCCATTCGCTGTTCTCCTCGTGAACAGAGTTTCGGTTAGGGCCGAGCGAGAGGTTCCAGCTCTTGCTCGGCCCGATCTATCTGGTATCATAATGTCCATGAGCGGACAACAACAAAATGATACCAAAAAGAGGATGGGGCGCCCGGCCACGGGGCAGGGTACGCCCGTGATGGTCCGCCTTCAGCCCGACCTTTTGGCATGGCTGGACGAGGAACGCGCCAAGCTCGACCCGGCTCCATCCCGGCCTGAGCTTATCCGTTTGGTCCTAGAGCGAGTGAAGAATGTCTCTTGATGTCAACCAAGCAAATGAAGGTCTAAGGGCAAATGCTCGTGGCGGCATTGCTGCGGTTATAACGGTAAACTCCGGCGCCCTAATTGCTCTTCTATCGCAGCTTGGACCGCTCAAAGACATGGTTGAAATGTCCGAGGTAAAGCGAGCCTTTGAATATTGGATAGCGGGTGTCGTTGCCGGGCTGCTATGTTGGTTTTTCGTAACTTTGGCCGCCGGCGCGCATGTCAACGGTATGCGGAAAGCTGAAATCTGGACGACAGGTTTCGGCTACTTGGCGTGGCTACTCTCGACAATATTCTTTGCACTTGGCGCAGTACGGGTGCTGGTCTCGCTCAAATGAGCGCCGCGCTCCAGAGGTTCGTGGAGCCGCGCTCTCTCGGGGTTTGCCCACTCACCGAGTAATGGTGTCCGTCGTGCGGAACCTTGACGCAGGACGGGCCTGCCCTGTCTCAAGCCGCCCTGTCACCCTCCCCCCAATTCGTCAGGGTGGCGGCGAAGTTGAACTCGCCCGGTGTCAGGCCGGCCGCTTTCGCTTCTGCCATGGCGCCAATTATCACCGACAACGCGCGCGCCCGGCCGCCCACGTCATAAGCTTGCGTCGGGCGCAGAGTGTCGATTGTCACCTCGGCCCCAAGCTTCATGCTCGCCTCTTCCGCCAGCAGCATCGCCACGGGCTGGAGCGTCCAGCCGGCAAGGTGGCGTTGCGCCTCTCGGATCACGGGGCCGGTGGCCGCCTGGTTGTGCAGGGCGGGGAGGACGCCGTAGGCCATCAGGACCGCCTGCCGCGCCGCCGCTAGCGTCTCGGACGTCATGCTGCGCGACAGATCGGGGCTGAGCTGGTCAGGCTTCTGGCCGATATTCGGGTTCATCCCGGCCGCCGTCGCCTGCGCCACGCCCTCGATAACCAGCGAGGAGCCGCGACGGCCCCGGAACATAGCGCGCATGGTGTCCATGTCCTCGGCCGAGCCCTCGGGAAGCGGGATGATCTGAGACCCGAGGGGGGCGTCCCGATACACGTCCCGAAGCGCCGTCTCGACCTCAAACAGAAGCGAGCCCGAGAGAGGCGCGCGGCGCAGGGGAGAGGTGCCCGACCACGGGGCCACCACGTCTGCGCCGATCCGTAGGTGAATGACCTCGGCCGCAAGGGCGGTCTCGGATCGACCGCCGCCGGCCTCGGACATGCTCAGACGATAGGCCCTCGGGATGCCGTTGCGCGTGGACAGATCCCAATCGGTCGCCGGGACGAGCCCCTGTTCCGTGATGAGGAGCACCGACTCGCCGCGCAACGCGACAGAGCGGGCGATCAGCGCCATGGTGCGTCGGTCCAGCAGCTCGGTGCCCTGCACATCTGCCAGAGCGAAACAGCCCTCCCAGAGGCTCACGCAAGACTGCACCGTGGCCGTCAGTTCGCCAATGCCCTGCGCTCCGGTGATGTAGCTTTCGCGCGCCGCCATCACCTGCGCGGTGTAGCCGGTCCCGTGCGCGCGTTTCTCGACCTCGGGCTCGGCCCGCTTTTTGAACCATCCGAACATCAGAGCCTCCAGCGCTTCAGGTGATGAGGGGCGGTCGGGCGAGGCATGGTGCCATCAGCCGACCAGCACCGCGCCTCGATCTGCGCCTGAGGATAGGCGGGCCGGGTCACAATGCTGATTTCCTCCAGAAGAGCCGTTCTCACCTCGCGACGGACCACGTTGCCCTGCCGCTGGATGACCTCGGCGGCCGGATCGGACGCCACGCGGAACCCAGGCGATAGGCCGACCGTCAGGCCGGCGCGGACCCCTGCCAGAATATCCCGGCAATAGGACGCGGCGGCGATCTCCGGCTTAATCCGGATCTCGACCAAGAGCGCGTCCTCGGTGTCTTCCATGTCCAGCGTGTGGGTCGCCAGCGAGGCGAGAGGCTTGGCGAAGTCATGCCCGGCCAGAGCCATGATGTTTCGGTTGCGATGCTCAACCCGCAGTCGGAACGCGCGCGGTGCGAAGACCTCGCGCAGTTCGGGAGCGCTGGAACGTGCCTCGCGCAGAACGGTTTCGCGGCCATAGGGGAACCGGCCGAGAAGACGGGTTTCCCCGCCTTCTGACCGAAGCTCCAAGCCGCCCAGATGCGAGCCCCAGAGCATCAGGCCACCTGCAGTCCGGTGACAAGCTCAAGCTGCGACCCGCGCGCCACCGTCACGTCAGCAGTCGTCAGGGCAGTGATCCGTAGCCCGCCCGATTGCGCGTCCGAGTAGGGATCGCGGATCAGGTCGAGCGCGCCCCAGAGGCCGACGAAGGCCGGCGCCACGCCGCCCGCAGAGGTTGTCAGCAGAGCCTGCGTTGCGAGCGGATCGCCCGAGGGGGCTGACAACGCATTGGCGGACATGACCACGCCGCCTAGGTTCTCCTTCAGGCGGTCGAACTCGAACTTGAAGCCGCCGTCACCGACCATCAGGCCATCGAGAAACGACCACAGCTCGGGCCGGATCAGCGCCTTGACCGCGCCGGGGCCGGCCGCCGCGTTGGCAGTCATGAAGCGCACCACGGCGGCGCGGATCGCCGCCCAAGACGCCGCAGCATCAACCACCGTCGAGGCGATGCCATAGGCCGGGACGCCGGTCACGATGCCGAGCGGTTGACCGTTGGAGCCGGTGCCTTGGAAGATCGCCTTGTCCAGCTCGGCCGCCATTGTGCCCGACATGTCGCGCCGGATCGCCGCCTCCAGCGCGTCGCCCGATTGCATCATGGCCTTGCGGCTGATGCGCATGTGAATGCCGAGGTGCTGTTCCGGCTTCAGCGCCTTGTCAGTCGTCGCGTAGGTCGTCGGCCCCGCCACGCCGGCAAGCTCGCCATTCGCCCAACCGGCGGTCACGGCCGAGGTCGTCACAGGCCACTCGATGGCGCCGGAGCCGACCGAGATGAGCTGCACGCCCATTTGCGCCGCCACTGATGCCGGAAACAGCCGGTCGATGATCGGGCGCGTCTGGAGCGGGTCGGGCGCGCCAGCGGCGACGGTTTCACCGGCGCGTTGCTCCAGCGCCATCAGCGGGACCGGGACGCCACGATAGCCGCCCGCGTTGCGCAGCTCGGCCACCACCTCTGCCGTGCGGCCCGACAGCGCCCGACCCTCGTCCAGCGCCAGCACGGCCTGCCGCATTTCGAAGCCGGCGACCATCTCGGACCACTCGCGGCCCGAGCGGGTTTCCAGCTCGGCGCCCGCCTCGCGACGTTCGGTGTCCTCGGCGATGAGGGCGGCGCGATAGCGAGTCTCGTTCGCGCGATATTCGCCGTCGAGGGCTTCCATCTGCCGCGTCTCGTCCTCGCTCGGAGCCGGCTTGCCGACCAGACCGGCGAGTTGCTGGCGGATCTCCGATTGCCGCCGCTGGATCTTTACAGAGTCGAGCATGTCTTTTCCTTTGCTGCTCGGGTTGCAGGTTGCGCCGCCAGATCGGCGACGGCTTTCGCCCAAGCGTCACGCTCTGGCGATTGGATCGGGGCGGGATGCCCGCACTCGATCCGGGTTTTTCGGGTGTGGCAGGGGCCGCAGAGGGCTTGCAGGTTGTCCGGATCGAAGGCGCGGTCCGGAGCGAGGCGCACGGGCTCGATGTGGTCGATCTCCAGCCGCCCCCTTGCGCCGCAGCAGCGGCAGCGCCAGCCGTCGCGTTCGAGGATGGCATGACGCAGGATCTGCCAGCGGCGGGTCGAGGTGACGTGCTTCGAATGACGGCGATAGTCCTTCAGAGCCATAGCGCGCGCCCCTTGCGTTGCGGGGTCGCCTTCATGCGCGCGCCCTGCGCCACGGCAAGCACCGACGCCGCCGCCGCGTCGATCCGGCCGAGGGAGCGGGCTTTCGCGAGCTTGTGGTTGCCGGCCGGGTCCACCAGCGTGATCGCATCCGCGAACGCGAAGCGCAGCAGCATGGACGGGGCCACCTTCACTTCGCCGTCGAAGAGCGCGCGACGGAAGCGCTCGATGTCCTCGGAGCCGTCCTTCCAGCCGAAGCCGCGCCAGATGAAGGGAACGCGGGAAAGCCCTGCACCCTGCATGGCCTCCACGAACTCGGCATGGCGGAAGCGGTCGCCGACGATGCAGGCCACCTCGGCCCCGTCGAGGTGCCGCACGATCTGTGCCAGCCACGGCCCCGGCGGAACCGTCGCCTCGCCCATCACCGACAGCTCGCCCCGCTCCTGCATCTGCACATATCGATCCGACACACCGTCGGACGCGCCGCGATCTGCCAGCGACGGGGTTGCAGGGAAGGTGCCCAGAGCCTCAAGCCGCCCTGTCTCGGGCCAGTAGAACGCCGCCGCCGACATGCTGCGCGAGCCGCCAAGATCCACGCCGAGGACGCAGGGTCCGGTGCGGGCGGGCAGATCATCGGGCGCGACCTCGGCCGCCATCCACTCGTCCACCGTCACCAGCACCGAGCGGTCCTCGGTCGAGATCCGCTCGTTCCGGTTCAGGTTCCGGAAGCTGGAGAGGGCCGAACCGCCGCGGGCAATGGCACGGCGGGCCTGCGCAACCAGCCACTCCGGTGTCGAGCCGATGCCCTCGGCCGCGCCGGGGTTGGCAATGAGAAGGCTGTCCAGATCATCGGCCGGGAGCCCCATGGGCGGGCGATGCTCCTGGACGTATGTGCCGGGCGGCGGATCATCGAGCCAGCGCGAGAAGGTGTTCGCGTCGTCCGGGGCCGAGGTCGAGATGATGATGGCGCGGCCGTCCCGCTTGCCCAAACCCGAGAGAATGGCGTTCTCGAGACTGTCGCCCTTCTCGCGCTCCCATGCCGCGCGCTCGTCCATGATCGCCAGCGTGGGCGCACCGCCCAGCACCGACTTCCCATCAGCAGCGATCACGCGCGCCAGCCCGCCGCCGTTGCCATCGAACTCGACTTCCAGCTTCGAGCCGCGCCGGATCGTGAACAGGGCTTGGTCGCTTTCGGGCAGCGCCTGAATGTAGCCGAGAAGGAAGTTGAAGGCGATCCGCGCTTGGTCCCGGTTCCGAGCTGCGAAGATGACCTCGCGCTTCGGCTGGGGATGCTCCTGGAGAGCGCCGACCAGCTCAGCCAGCGAGAGGCCGGCCGACAACGCGGTCTTGGCGTTCCCCCGGCCGATAGACAGGACGCCGACCATGACATTCTTGGCAAAGGTGCCCTTTACGAATTTCCGCTGAAAATCCGCCAGTTTTAGCGGTTTTCCGGCCCTTTTACCCTCAGGAATGGACAGAAGGCCCAGAAAGGCGATGGCGCGGACGCCGGCCGATTTTCCCCCGATTTTTTTCAGGAGAGAGAGAGGAGCAGTCCGACGCCGGTCTCCATGGTTTTTGGAAATGCCGATATTGGGACCAAATCCGAAGAGGTCGGCGGTCTCGTGCAGGTCCTTCGCTTTCTTCATCACACCGTTCCTCATTGCTCGGTCGCTCGCGCTTCTCTCTTCTTTCCCCCTGTTGGTTGGTGGGGGTTGTTGTGACGGGCATAGGAAGACAGCCCCCGGCGCTCGCCGAGGCTGTCCCTACGCCCGCACGGTCTCGCCTGTTGGCCGGAGCCGGGCTGCCGCTTAGGGCCTTGCTGTGCGCGCGTCCTCGCCAGCAAGTTGACCGCTACTTCCTGCACTCGGACGCTGTGCAGCGGATCGGGCTTCGGCCTTTCGGACTGCCCTCGCATTTGATCCGGCCCCGTGGTATGCATTGCGGTGTGCGCGGCCACTGTCTGAACCCTCCCGCGCCACCGGCCCGCCGCGCCAACGGCGGGCTTCCTTCTTTCCGTCAGCCCCTCTCGATCAGATCCACATCGCCCTCGGGCGCCGTCCCAAGCTCAGCAACGAGCCTGCGCATAAGCGCCTCCTGCTTAGGTGACGGTCGCCACGCTCTGCGTTTGCTGTGCTTGGCGATGGAGCGGACGAACCCTCTCAGCCACTCGTCGCAGCTACTGGCCATCACGCGCCGCATGACCAGCGGCCAGCGGAAGGTCAGCAGCTCATCAAGCTCCGAGTCCGTCATCGCACGCTAACCCCGCGATAACGGGCGCCTATGCGTGCTAAGTGAGGCGAGGTTGCCAGCGTCTTCCCATCTGACGGGCCTCGCCCATCATACATGGTCGCCACTTGGTCCTTGACGGCTTGGCGCAGGTCGCCCGGCACGGCATCTGGGGTCGAGCCAAAGCCCGCCAGATATTCCACCATGACGCGCGCAGGGCAGCAGCGGCGAAAGCTCTCGCCCCAAACGATCATAGGCCGATTGCCGGAGAAGAACTCGAAGTCCGCGAACGCTTCGCCATCGACGGTCACGACCACTGTCGAGGGGTCGAAAGCTGGCACAACCGGAAGCCGGAAAAACCGATCCATGAGCGACGGATCGAACAACATCACTCGCACCGCCTGATGGAGAAGCGCGAGCGATCCGAACTGCTCGACGTCCGATACCGCCGTGTCTCGCATGATCTCAAGCGAGGCGTCTTCATCTGGATGTGAAACGCAGCAGTGCAGCTTGACTTCTTCGAGCCCGACGGCAGCGACATCCGTAATGGGTTGCCGATGAACGAGCATCTTCATGCTGCAATCTCCACTTCGCAGATGTGTCTGTAAAAGGCCAAGCGGTCCTTCGGGCTCATCGCTTCGAAAGCCGCGAGCGCATGGGCTTTCAGCTCTGCTCGGGTGGCGCAGGACGCCCAGAAGCGAGCCTCGTCCATGCCGCCAAGGAACGGCGGCAGGGGCGCGCCGGTCGGGCCTAGGCAGAACGAGGCGGCCTCAATGATCCGGTCATCCGGAAGGGTCGCCAGAGCCGCGACAGCCAGCGACAGGCGCTCTCGTTCTGCCAGCTTTGCGCAGGCAACGACACCAAAGGCGGTCCATGCCTCCACGTCATCGAGGACCAGGCAGTAGCCCAGCATCCGCGCCATGCGCTTGTGCTTCGGTGACAT